CATAGGGTTCTTGGTCTGACCAGCCTACAAAATTAGCATATAGTCCTACTTTTGGTTCTAACACGCTACTCATTTTAAATACTCCTACTAGTTAAACTAAAAATCAATATAAAGATTAAATTCAAAATTTACAATACTTTGTTTTAATAACACGATAGGCACAATCTATCTTAAAACTTGTTACGGGTTATAGAGGGACTACAAATATAGTCTACACATACTCCTACACATACTCCAACCTTCAGCCATTACTTACGGACTTTTCAAAATTGCCTCAGGATCAACGAGATTTTTCCGTAGGGTTTACTATAGGGAACATGGTTCTTCAAACTCTGGAAGCATCCTAGGGTCTCTAAATTCTAGGTTATAGGCAAAAAGAACCCCTAAAGACTATAAAGAGTCCTTAGGGGTAAGTTTGGTGAGTTATTTCACAATTAATATTTTATCATCTCTCATGGTAATTTCCGAAAAGAATTCACGCCCTGCCAATCCGGTTACGGCTGGCCGATGCGCTCCACAGAAAGTTCCGTTTGATCGGTATTCATCACCGAATAGTGACGTTTCCTTGTAGACTAAAGGCGAACCGATAGACGCAACTAATTCTTTCTTAGATTTATATCCCATTAATAGCATCATTGTATTTTCCTCTCTTATAGTGGTTAAAATTAGTGTGTTTTGAAAATCACGTTTTTAGACGTAGACCAACACAAGCCACAAGTCCCACAACTATCAGTTTTGTCTTCCTGAACCGGACACATAAAAGCTTGCTTGTTGGTTAATTGATCACTTGCTCTTTTATCGTCAAAAGACAAGGCGGTCATGGTTTTTAAATTAAAATCACCAGAGACCCTAACCATAAAACGATTAGCCCATTTTATCCTCAATATATTAAGAGCATTGCCTATAGGTGTTCCAATTTTACGCTCAGAATATCCGTAGACGTATAGATTATCAAATTCAGCCAGCCATTTATCCCATAGTGATACATAGTTAAGACTGAAAAAATCACCAAGAATATGAAGACGCACCAAAAACCCGTCTTTATGTTTTGCATTTAATATTTTCAATTCATTATACATAGTGACAATTAAAGCAGTGTCCGCCTTATAGCGTGTTGCAAATGGCATATTGTTCCCGTAGCAATCAGCATAGTGAGCGCATGTATCAGCACATGTTGCACGTTCCTCTAAAGTGACTGTGTAGATCGGCATACCTCTAAACTTCCCCTTGGTGACACGCTTTCCTAGCTTTACGTTAGTGCTTTTCTTGATCACACGCTCACTCTTGCCCATGCCATCGTTCACGCTTTTGACCTTGAACGCATGGAACAAAGATCGGTCATTCTGGATCGCTATTTCTGTTTTAGATAACATTATATTAACTCCTATTTGATTAATACACTAAAACACTAGGGAACTGCCCTAGTGCTTAGGAGTATCAACCACTATTTATAGGCTAATATCGGGCGTAATTCTTCCAAAATTTCCAAACCATGCTTTCCAGTATATTCATCTCTGGATAAAGCATCTAGCTTATTTTCATTAGTGTCAAAAAGATAATTGATAAATCGGACTTGTTCCGGTGTTAATTTGTAGTTGTGACCGCTTAATTTAATTTTAATCATTTTTCTTACTCCTCTGTTTTTATAGAATTAAATTCTATAATCATTTTATCAAGAAAAACAGATGCGCCTTTTAACGTCATACCATTAATAAAAGATATATCTTGATTATGTTTTTTCATTGTCTTTAATGCGTCTATAGAAGACATATTAAAACGCTTAACTAGCCAGATAAATTGTTCTAGGCCGTCTATCCTTTTTGTAAAATTACTCATTGTGATTAACTCCTATTTTTTAGATTAACACATTAAAACCCTAGGGATTTTTTCCCTAGGGCTTAGATGTATTAACCTGCAAACTTATAAAGTTTCCTATGCTTTGCAGGGTTTAGCCTTTGTAAATAAACCGATCGTTTACCTAAGTGAACTCCTACCATTGTTTTACCCTTTTTTATTCCAAAGAATTTTTCTTGGATAGCCCTAGCGTTTTTGGTCAATCGTTTTCTATATAACCCTTTAATAAATGGGACAACAAATCTAAAGCCATTGCTTCCGTCGTTATTGCTAGCTACTTTAAACATTTTATAAACTCCTATTCTTAAAAGTGAGCACAATTGCCCATTACAAATTGTTGAAAAAACTGCCCACAATTACTGTAGCAGTCATTAATCCAAAAACTAAAATACCGAAAACAAATGAGAATAATAAAGTTGGTTCGAATGTTTCTTGATCTTTCATTGTATTAAATCCTTTATTGGTTTAAGTTAGTCTTTACGATGAAATAAACATATAGAAATTGTTTTTATATGTCAAGCTTTCTTATAACTTATTGTTATTATTATATAATTATAAAGTTATCCACAAGCTGGACCTTCTGCTTAGGTGGTTCTTTGGTAGCCTTAAGAAGTATATCATACTCTTTTTTTTCTCTGGTATTTCTTTGGAACTCCTAGGAAATCTCATAAACCCTAAAAACTATAGCCAAAAACCCCTTGAGAAATCTAGAGAAGCTTAGGGGAGGGGCCCACTTTTGAGTTGCTTCTCCTTATATACCCTCATGACCACATGGGAAGCAATTTGGAGGTCTAAATTAACTAATTGCTAAATGTCAAGTAAACTTTAGAGTTGACAGGAGTGGATTTCGGGGCAATAATAGCCTAAGGGGACTTGACGGGAGGGTAAAAATATGATATAATATTATTATATTGAGTTATACTACTTAAGAACAATTAAGAACAAGAGAATTAAAACTTTAATATTTACACTTTAGTTATTAATCTCAAACAATTAAGAACACTTAAGTATATATATCCAGACTTCCATTGATTTGTCTTTTTTTAAAAAAGGAAATTGTAATGGGTAAAGATGGAGATGATATGTCTAATAATGAAGTCTTGCCAGAGAAACGTCCTAGGGGTAATCCTAATTTTTACAAAGGGATGCCATCATTAAATCCTAAGGGAAGAGTCAAAGGCTCACTTAATAAGTACACTAAGCTTTCCAGAGAGTTATTATCTTCCAAAGGTCCAGAGATAGTTGACAAGGTTATAGCGTTGGCTTTAGAAGGAGATAGACACTGCCTTAAAATGTGCTTAGATCGTATAATTCCCGTATCAAAAGCTGTGGAGATTAAGCACGAACATGAGGACTTGGGTATTAATATTATTGTCGAATCTGTTAAAGCAATCGAAAGACAAGAAGAGAAAGAGTTTAAAATTATCGAGGGGGAAGTTTCTAAAAGATTGGTAGACACCGAGAGTGAGTGATATAAATGTCACACTTCACCCGGCACAAATGGAAATCTTTAAAAGTGATAAAAGATTTAAGATAGCATCTTGTGGTCGAAGGTTCGGTAAGTCTTATTTAGCAGCTTGGTTATTAATTATCAAAGCTCTACAATCTGAGGAAAAAGATGTATTTTATGTAGCTCCTACTTTCCAACAGGCTAAAGATATTCTTTGGTCCATCTTAAAGGAAATAGGACAAGATGTAATCAAAAGCACACATGAGAATACTGCTACGATTACACTTATTAATGATCGTAAAATATATCTAAAGGGATCAGATAGGCCAGATACTTTAAGGGGAGTGGGCCTTTCCTTTGTTGTTTTAGATGAATATGCTTCCATGAAGCCGGAAGTGTGGGAGATGATCTTAAGACCCACATTGGCAGATGTTAAAGGTGAAGCATTATTTATAGGTACTCCAGCAGGGAAAAACCACTTTTATAAATTATGGATAGACGCTCAGTTAGAAGAAAATGAAGAAGATTGGGAAGCCTTTCAATTTACTTCCACGGCAAACACTTTTATTGATCCTAAGGAAGTGGAAGCAGCTAAAAGAACTATGTCAACTCAAGCTTTTCGTCAAGAGTTTGAAGCGACTTTTGAATCATTTTCTGGGGGTATCTTTCATGAAGAGTGGGTACGATATGCTGAAGAAGATGCTTTTGAAGATGTATCAAAAGTGCAAGGACATTATGTCATATCTGTTGATCCGGCTGGGTTTGAAAAAAGCAGTAGAGACAGAGGATTAAAAAGTTCTAAGTTAGACGAGACAGCTATTTCCATTGTTAAGATTGTTCAAGATGAATGGTACGTTAAAGACATCTTACATGGAAGATGGGGTATTAAAGAGACAGCGGAAAAGATACTTGATTCCGCAGAAGATGTACAGGCAACTACAGTAGGTATAGAAGCTGGTGCATTAAAAAATGCTATAATGCCATACTTAGAAGATATAATGCGAATAAGAGGTAGATGGGTTAACATTACAGATGTAACTCATGGAGGTAAAAAGAAACAAGATAGAATTATCTGGGCATTACAAGGCCGAATGGAACATGGTAAGATTAAGATAAGAAAGGCAGATTGGAATCATCACTTTATATCTCAAATGTTGGATTTCCCAAGCTCCTTGTCTCACGATGACTTACTGGACTCTTTGGCCTATATTGACCAAGTATCTGTAGCTGATTTTGCACAATCAATTGACGTAGAAGAATGGGAACCAGTAGATAATGTCTCAGGATACTAAGTACAACGATCCTCAATCCTCATTAAGTTCTTGGGTAATGGGTAGAGTTGAGCAGTGGGAAGAACATAGGAATACAAATTATCTGGAAAAATGGGATGAATACTATCGTATTTGGCGTGGTATTTGGTCTCCCTCAGATAAAACAAGAGGTTCCGAAAACTCTCGTTTAATATCTCCAGCAACTCAACAAGCTGTTGAAGCTACTGTATCAGAGTTAGAGGAAGCTATTTTTGGCAGAGAACAGTGGTTTGATGTACGAGATAATATTACAGATAAAGACCCTCAAGATATAACTATAATTCGTTTAAATTTACAGGAAGATTTACAACGGGCTAAAGTTAAAAACTCTATTTGTGAATCCCTCCTTAATGGTGCTATCTATGGCACGGGTATTGCTAAAATTAATATTAAAGAAGAGACATTAAAAGTCCCTACGGAATCTCCAATACCAGATACCCTTACTACTGATACTGTAATAATGGAAAATGAAGTTGTTACAGTTACAGTAGAATCTATAACTCCTAAAGAATTTGTCATTGACCCTACAGCTTCCAGTATAAATGAAGCTTTAGGTGTTGCACAGATTGTTATTAAACCAAAGTATGAAATCATAGAAGCTATAAAGGAAGGGATTTATGAAGATAAACCTCTTGGAAACTATGATCATGCTGATCTTGGATTTGATGAAGAGAATGGGAGCTATGCTTCAGAAGACGATAAAGTAAAAATTACTGAGTATTGGGGAAGAGTTCCTGCTAAATTCCTAGAGGAAAAAGAAAGTTCAATAACAGATGAATTTGATTATGATGATGATGAGCTTATAGAAGCTGTAGTTGTTATTGCTAATGATCATTGTGTTTTAAAGGCTACGGAAAATCCTTACATGATGGGTGATCGTCCTTTTGTATCTTACCAACATGATAGAGTTCCAAATAAATTCTGGGGAAGAGGAATAGCAGAGAAAGGTTATAACCCTCAAAAGGCTCTTGATGCAGAGCTAAGAGCAAGAATAGATGCTTTAGCACTCACAACGCATCCTATGATGGGTGTGGATGCTACAAGGCTTCCTAGAGGTGTTAAGTTTGAAGTTAAAGCTGGTAAGACTATTCTTACTAATGGTGATCCCAGACAAACATTAATGCCTTTAAACTTTGGAAGTCTTGCTCAAAGTACCTTTACGGAAGCAGCAGAGCTTGAACGTATGGTTCAAATGGGTACAGGAGCTATGGATTCCGCTACAAGTAACTCTGCTAATCCTAGGAACGCTACAGCTTCCGGAATGTCTATGCTTCAAGCAGCTTCCATTAAACGTCAAAAACGTACTATAATGAATTTCCAAGAGAATTTTTTACTTCCTCTTATTCAAAAAGCTGCATGGAGATATATGCAGTTTAATCCGGAAAGGTATCCTACAGGTGATTATCAATTTGAAGCTCATTCCTCTATGGGAATTATGGCTAAAGAATTAGAGATGACACAAATGATACAATTGCTTTCCATGACACAACAAGGAACTCCTGCATTTTCTATACTTCTTATGTCCATATTTGAAAACAGTTCCATGTCTAATCGTGAACAAATGAAAATGGCTATAGCACAACAAATGCAACCTGATCCTCAAGCACAGGAATTACAACAGATAGCACAACAAATGCAACTTCAAAAAGCTCAAGCAGAAATTAAGGAAACTGAAGCTTCCGCTATGAAAGACTTTGCTGCTGCTGCAAAATTCCAAAGTGAAGTACAAGATAAAAATTCAGAGAAGACTTTAATTAAAGAACAAATGGATATGGCTGAAAAGATGGCTAAGATTGAAAAACTAAGAATTGACTCACAAAATGTTCAATCGGAAACTATGCGTAATATTCCGGAAACACAACATTTAGAATCAGAAACTATTTTAAATTTAGCTAAAGCAAGGGCTACTTCACAGAACTAAGGAGGTACTGTAATGAAAAAAATAAAAAAACCAAAAGGTAAACCAATTAAAAAATATTAATATGGAAAAAGAAAAATGGAAGAAAAATTTGCTTCAACATTATTATGATGGTAAAGATTTAAAGGAAGTATGCCCTCACTGTGGTAAAGAGGGTTGCACTTGTGGACCTGATTGTGAATGTAAAACTAAAAAATCACAAGATAAATTAGATTTTGGAACAGATTTTGAGTAATTTATGTTAAGTGATAGAGAAGTTTTAGAAAAAAGAATAGACTTATTTTCAACGGAAGCTTGGAGTCTCTTTACACAAGAGTTAACCGATATGGCACAATCCTTAGAAAATATACAAAACATAGACGATGAAAGAACTTTATACCTCAGAAGAGGTCAGGTAGATATTTTAAATATGGTTATTAATTTAGAAGAGACTACCAAATTAGCGTTGGACCAATTAGAAAGTTAATCTAATCCCAACATTTTTATCAACTCCATAATCTTTAATAGGACGGAGGTTAGCATTATGAGTAGTTTAGTTGTTGAAGAAAAAGTCGAAACCCCTGAAGAAACACAACAGTATTCTAATATTGTTGATGAGGCTCCACCACCACCAATACCGGAGGAGGAACAACCTGAGTCACAAGAACAAGAATTACCGGATAAATTCCAAGGGAAATCGGTTGAGGAAATTGTCTCATCTTATGAAAATCTTGAGAAAGAACTTGGTCGTAAAGGCCAAGAGATTGGAGAGTTAAGACAATTAACTGATCAAATTCTTAAACAACAAGTTACCACTCAAACCGAAACTGCTGTAGAAAGAGAAGTAGAAGAAGTTGATTTTTTTGATGACCCTAATAAAGCAGTTAGTAAAGCCATTGAAAATCATCCGAAGTTTCGGGAGTTTGAAGAGCAGCAAAAGGTACAATCTGCCAGAGCTACAACTCAACAACTTGAAGCAGCGCATCCTGATTATTTAGAAGTTGTAACAGATACTAAATTTCAGGAGTGGGTTAAACAAAGTCCAATACGGACTCAACTTTATGTAAACGCACATAATTATGATCTTGATTCAGCTATGGAACTCATGGGCAACTGGAAGGAAAGATCACTAATTACTAATACAACAGCAGCAGAAGAACAAAAAACTGCTAAACGTAGTGCAGCATTAAAGAATGGTAAAGCCGTATCTAGGTCTTCTTCAGAATCCACAGCCGGTAAAAAAATCTATCGTAGGGCTGATCTAATCAGACTTAAAACAAGGGACCCTCAGAGGTATGAAGATTTACAAGATGAAATTTTATCTGCATATGCTGATGGTCGAGTCAAATAAACTATTAAAGCTTAAGGAGATATAAAATGGCTTTAGGAACAAATCATCAGAATGTGTCTGATGCTGCGAATTTTATTCCTGAGCTATGGTCAGATGAGGTCATAGCAGGGTATAAAAAGAATTTGGTACTGGGTAATGTTGTTACTCGTATCAATCATAATGGTAAAAAAGGCGATACAATCCACATTCCAACACCAACTCGTGGGTCTGCTAACGCCAAAGCTGCTGATACTCAAGTTGTACTACAAGGTGATACTCATGGTACAACTAATATTAGCATTAACAAGCACTATGAATATTCCGTAGTGATTGAAGATATTGTGGAAGTACAAGGATTGTCAAGTCTCCGTAGATTCTATACGGATGATGCTGGCTATGCTCTTGCTACACAAGTAGATACAGACTTGTTTACACTTACTGAAGCCCTCCAAGGAGGTACTGTAGGTGGTACAGGTGCTGCTCTCTACGAAAAAGCTGTTATCGGTGGTGATGGTACTACCTTATTTACAGGTAACTCATCCAACGATAGCGATCTTACTGATGCTGGTATCCGTAAGATGATCCTTAAACTAGACAATGCAGATGTCCCAATGGACAATCGTGCGCTAGTTGTACCACCAATTGCAGCAAATGATATGCTGGCTATTGCTCGTTTTACTGAGCAACAGTTTATTGGTGACGGCAATGCAATCAAGACAGGTAAAATTGGTAGCATATACGGACTTGACGTATTTGTATCATCCAATTGCCCAAGCATCGAAAGTGATGCTGCCCGTGTGGGTGTTATGATGCATAAAGACGCTCTTGCTCTTGTTGAGCAAATGGGTGTTCGTTCACAAACTCAGTATAAACAAGAATACTTAGGTGACTTGTTTACATCCGATACTATTTATGGTGTTGGTGAGATGCGTGACACTGCTGGTGTTGCATTTGTAGTACCTGCTACTTAAGTCAAAGGAGAACCCTAGGAGTAATCTTAGGGTTCTCCCCTTCTTTTTACGGAGATATTAATGCCCACATATAATTATTTATGTAACACTTGTGATCATCTTCAGGAAGAGTTTAGATTTGTTTCTGAACGTACTGATGATGCGTCTTGTGTTAAATGTGGTAGTGTATCAAAACAAACAGTTTCAACTCCAATTATATTATATGATGGTTCAGAACCAGATAATATAGCAGCCCATGATAGATGGGTTAAGCATCATGAACAAAAAGGTAATGGAGTTCGTACCTTATGAGAACTGTTACTATAGAGGAAATGTTATCTGGTAATACATATGACATGGAACTATCTAAAATTAAAAGTAAGATAGCTGCTCTTTATAAAAGTATGTTAGTTAAAGTATTTAAAGCTGCAAAGCCCGGAGCAACCCCGGAACAGTTAGAGAATTTTTTAGAAAGTAACGAGTTAGATTTTGGAGATGAGTCTGAAGAATTTGAAGATGAAGTAGAAAATATAGAAAATATTATGGACTCTCTTTTAAAGGAAGATGATATTGATCCAGTTTCCGAAAAACAATTTAGTAAAGTAGATGTAGAATCTGGTAAAGGACTTAAAAATAAAACACATGATGCACCTAAAAAATTTAATACAAAATCTTTAGATGTACCAAAGGGAGGTTTATTTACACCTATAGATAAACATAGTCTTCCTAAAACTTCTTCTTTACCAATACCTAAAGGCTCTATAAAAAGAAAAATAGATGATGATCCAAAAGTTAGTAAACAAACTTTAAAAGATATATGGGATGCAGAACGTAAAATATTATTAGATTTAGTTGCTAGACGTAATAAAGAACATGGGGTTATCCTTTAATGAAACCGATAAAAAATAGAATAGCTGGTAAAATAGTTAAAAGAAAGAAAAAGAAAAAACTTTCCAGTGAAGAACGTAAAAAGAATTTAGGGCGATGGTCTGTAGAACGGAGACTGTCCTAATGGTACGAGGAAAAATAAGACCATTAATTAAACCTTTTCCTAAAGGAAGACAAAATACATGGAAACAACAAAAACTATTTATGCACCTTTCCGATAAATGGGAAGAAATACGAGAAAGTCAAGAACCATTTAGTGTTGGAGATCAAGCATTATATGGAGATTATAAATCATTATACGGCATAGCAAGATATTCTTCACAAAGTTAATTAAAGAGGTAAACCATGAGTGATTATACATTACAAGTAAGCTGGTCTGGTAAAGACGATCTTGCAGATTCTAATGCAGCTAAAGTTATTTCAGGAGATGAATTTAATACTGAATTTAGTGCAGTTAGAACAGCAGTTAATTCTAAATGTGATCAAACAGACAACCTTTCCGATCTTAATAACGCTGCAACAGCTAGAACTAATTTAGGTTTAGGAACAGGAAACTCTCCACAATTTACTAGTATAGAGCTTGGACACGCTTCAGATACAACACTTGCAAGATCTGCTAGTGGAATTGTAACAATAGAAGGATCAATTGTAAAAACGGCAGCATCATTAACTGGAAAAGAACTCGTATTTGGATTTTAATTGGATTTTAAAAGGAGATAAACATGGCAAGCGAAATATTAAGTTACAGTTTAACCGCAGGAGTTACGAACTCCGAAAGCGTAATTCTAAATGGTGCTGACGGGCATACTTACACTATATTAAGTGTTATTGTTACAGAAACAGCAGGGGCTGCTGAAACCTTCGATCTTTATATAGATGAAAATGGCGGTGGAACAGACTTTGAATTGCTTTCAGATCAAGCAATTGGTGCTAATGAAACCTTTGTTTTTAATGATAAATTTGTAATAACAGATACAGACCACTTATGCGCTGCTACTGCAAGTAGTGCAAATGTAGACATTGTAGTCTCATTCTTAGATCAAACGAGGTAAATTATGGCTGGTATAATTAGTGACAATGTAGGACGATCTAGTGGGCTTTTAAAAGCGGCTTCTGGTGGTAGCAGTGGTATTTCATTTACAGAA